TATCTTTTTTCTAGTGCATCTAATATTACTTGCCTCATGCACTATGTCTTTTTTGGACAGAAAATTTTGCAACTTTTACTGCACCCTTATGAGGTTTATATGCACCTTTCATAAGTTTATATGAGTTACCTTTTTTCATCCAATGAAAACCTTTTGGTGCTTTTACTGATTTCATCATACTTTTTTCTTTTTCTTTTTTCTTAGTTTAGCAAAGTCCGCACCTGTAATCTTATCAAATGGTGCAGCCATTCTTGCAATCTTCATTTGTTTTTTACTGTACTTTTTATTTTTACCTTTAGGCATAATATAAACCCTCCAACATTCCCAACTGACTAGCAGCTACTCCTAATTGTTATTTTTTTTTCTTTTTTTTGTTTTTTTTCTTTTTTTTATTCATTGGTTTTTTTTTACTATGATACATTGTTTTCTCCTTTTGTTACCATTTCTTACATGACCAGTATCTAGCACTGAACACATCTTTAGCAGTAGCACATCTGTGCCTTGCTCTAAAGCTCTTTCTAGCTTTGGGGTTAGATTTTCGTATCTTCATCGAAGCATCCCCATATCTAATTATCTTTTCTTTGCCACCTTTACAAGCCTTGACGACAAACTTTTTTCCACCTGAGATTTGTCTTTTAGGTGTATTACATTTCATTTTTGACTTATCTATCGCCATCTAATTTTACCCCATTAAAGTATTTATATTCATATTCGACAACTCTGCAATCATGTTTTTTACGCATAGATTTTTGTTTATCCTTAAATTCTATGGCTTTTTTTTCAGTTTCAAAAATAGTATTTGTAAACATAGTATGCAAATCACTGTTATTTTTCCATACCACACAATACATTATGTCATAATTTTTGGTTTTTTTGGAGGAACTACAGGTTCTTCAGTACACAAAAACTTAATAAATATTTTACTTTCGTTGACATCCTCATGACCAATTTCTTCTAATTTTTTTATTGATTCATTGTTACCAGCTATCATACAAGAATAACCATCTTTAAATAAATCTGGGTATCTATAAGGTGGTAAACAAGTATTACTCAAAGCAGAACACATTATTAAATTTAATACAAAATTCACTTATTATCTTTCATTTTTTTTATTTCACTCTCTAGTTCTTTTATTTTTTTTGTTGCATCATCTAGGTCTTGTTGAGAATGTTCTAGTTTTTGCAAACATCTTTTGTTAGCAGAATCTTTAGACTTACCTGCATCCTGTAATTCTGCAACTTCTTGTTTAAGGATTCTTACTTGATCCTTATATTCATTAATCAAATCTATGTCAGACATTTATTTTTTTTTAAATGTAGAAACACCCTTTATACCAAGTATCGTACTAAAACTTCCCACCACCAATGCCTGATAAAAGACCGGAAGGTTAGAAAATTTATCAAAAAAAATATCTATTTTTTGTTGTATGTCAGGATCATCACTAAAGACTGACCAAGCTAAAAGCAATAGAGGGATTGAGATGAGGATAAGGCAAAATTCATCTTTTAGATCCCCTTTATGACTGTCAATGACTGCTTTTTTAAATTCAACTTCTCCAGTAGCCATACGTTCAGCCATTTTTAATTCAGCTACTGATTCTAATTCTTTTGTTTTTCTTCTATTGGCTGCAATAGACATACCAGTTTTAATCATACCTGGTACTAATTTAGCTGCTAGATTTAACCACATTATGCACCTCTCATTTTTTCTGCTAGTTTTTTTGCTCTGTTAGGAGTTTGTTTCGCCCAAAGAGAATCCATCATTTGAAAACTAGCTTCACCATAATCTTCTCTATCCAAAGCCTTCCACATATTTTTAAACTTAGATACACCACCTTCACCGATTTGGTAAACCATATTGATAATGACTTGCTTTGCAGTATTATTAATTGATCTATCACCTATTAATCTTTCGGCTGCATCTAATGTTCTTTGGAAATCTCTTTCAAATACAAGTTCACCTTCTTCCTTAGAATATTCAACACCATGCTCATATTGATCTTCAGGTGTTATCTTATGTCCATAGAATATAGTATCAAAGCCTTCACTACATTTGTAAATCTTAGGCACATAGCCTTCACAAATCTTTATTTCTTCTTTTACTTCTTCGTACATATTTTTTCTCCAAGTTCATTGTTAATCTTATTCGCCATCGCCAAACAAAAGCATATAATTTTCTGCACAAATATTCTAGTTTTATCAGTATATATTCCATAGCCACACCTCATAAAATCCTTAATGTTTGCACCCCTCACAATTACATAGTTCTTGATCGAAGTTGTTAATATGTAAATCGTCTTTGCAATGACAATCGCACTTACAATCTTTACATTTCTTTTTTCTTTTCTTTGGTTTTGGAAAGAATACGTTATCTAAGTGTTCAGAGAACTTATCTAATAAACCAAAAAAACTGTATATAATTTTATCTATCATTCTAATATTAAAGATGTAATTTTTTTTTCTCCCATATAAATTTCTATGTTTGCCTTAGATTGAATACATTTAAAAACAACTCTATCTTTACTATTTCTATCTTTCATAGCATATCGCTTGGCTTTAAGACATGAACTTAAACTTTCATGATAACGATGCTCTACAATTTTATGATCTTGCAAAAGCAAGAGTGCAAATACCATTTCAATCATTAATGTCCACTCCCATTTCTAATTAATTTTTCCACATCTTTTTGTAGTTTTGAAACTTGCTCTTTTAAAAAATCAATATTAACTTTATTATTTCTCATGCCTTTTAGTTCTTCTTCCATTTGTTCAATTAAACCACTCATGTGTTCTACAAGCATAAATAATTCTGCTTCTCCACTTGATTGACCAAGTTCTCCTCTTGGATATTTAATTCTAAATTCAGAGTTAGCTTCTAAATCTTTTTGCATTAATTCTAATGTAGTGCTGTGTTTATTTAAAGTTTCAACAATACCAAAGTAAGCCCAAACACCAATCGCCACAGCAATAACTATGGAGATTAAATTTTTCATTGGCATTGATATAGATGTATTTTCACTAACTTTCATAATCCACCATAAATAATTTTATACCTAATTTTTTTTGTTCTTTAGTAGGACTTCTGTAAATCTTGTAAGAACCTTTAGGTTTATCTTTTAAAGTTTTACCTTTTTTTGTTTTTCTATAGGTATTTGTTTTTATATCAATGAGTGTTATTTTACCATTTTTGTCAACGATAACAATATCAAATGGACAAGCAGGATCTACAGATTTAGCAACAAAATAACCTTCTTTGGTTAGTTTTGCTATGGTTTCATATTCACCAACAGTGCCTTTTATTGAAGTTTTTTTTTGTCTTTCAGAGATTAGTTTATCAGGTTTATAACCAGATTTGCTAGACTTGTCAGACTCAGTGCTGCTACGAACCATAAGATTTTGTAGATGTTATTGATTCTTAAGTTTAAATGGTGCAAATGGTTATCCCTAATTACATCAATTTTGTGGTGGATTAGTTTTAGCTCACCTTCAACTTTAATAATTTTTTTTTCGTTTTCTTGAGGTAAGCTATCCATTTAATATCCATTCTCTTTCATATCTGATAAAACTTTATCTTTTTCATCCTGAGATATAATTCCATCAGAAGCCATAGCTGCTATAGCTTGTCTGAAACTTCTTCCAGCTATTGTTTGATTTTGATTGTATCTAAAACCAGTTGTTAAATATTTTATAACTTTATCATTAGTCATCATTTTTGCTAATGCAGCAGGTGTTAAAATAATACCAGCAGCTATACCTGGACTACCTAATACACCAGCAGTTCCTCCTGCTACTAACTGCATGACAGCACCAGATTGTTTCATTTGAATAAATATTGCACCAGGAGTACCACCTCTTTTTCTTATTCTTCCTTGTGAAAATTTAAGTGCGTTAGAAAAATTTACTAAATTCTTTATTTGTTGAGGTTCAAAAAAAGCATTAAATGTTTTTTTCTTTTTAATTTTAAGTAAATCTTCAAATTTAGTACCATTTATTTGTCTGCCAAATTGGTCAGATTGTGTTGATGATCTTGTTAAAATATCTTCTAAAAATTCGCCTCTTAATTTATTTTTTAATTGATTTCTAACAGCTTTATCTTTCACTTCATCAATAATTTTAAATGTAGAAGTAACTAATGTAGGTCTATCAGCAGCTTGTGGAACTATTGACTTATAAACAAGCTCTGGGTCTTTATCCATTAATGTTTTGAATAAATCATCATTGTAAACTTTAGCTCCTTTTTTATAAAAATTATTTGCTTTTCTATATAAATCTTGTACTTCCTCTGGTAATTTTGCAGCAGTCATAGATTCATCTATGTATTTAGCTGCAACTGCTGCTAGTCTTTGTTTCTTTTTACCTAATCCAGGTTCGGCTAATGCTCTTGTAATTTCTAAATAATCTGATCTTAAATTGTTTGCTTTTTTAAAATTTACAAAATTTTTCTCAGCATCTATACCTCTTAAAAATGAAACTAAAGCACCACTTTCTGATTTAGCACCAATGTTTTTTAGTTCTCCTTTAGCCCATTTTTTTAAGGTTGTAATATCTACTGCATTTGGATTACCTGCTCTTGTAAGAGCTTCATCAAGTGCTTTGTACTTAGAGTTAGATGTTGCTTTAAATGCTTTTTGACTACCTGCTAAAGTTTGTTGAAATAACAAACCTAATTCTTCTTCTCCTGCTAAACTTTTATATCTTGTAGCAAAATCCTCTATGCCAGATGTTGCTATACTTTCAGCACCTTCTCTTGCAGACCTTATAGAGCCACCACCAACTAAACTTAAATCTGCTACATTTTCTAATATGTCAATAGTTTGACCTTCTTGCAATAAAGCTGGTGTTAGTTTACCAGTTTTAGCAGCTTCCATAATTCTATCAGAGTAAGTTCCTTTTGGTGCAGATAATATTTTTTGTTTTTGTTTTTCAATAGTAGCAATAGCTTCTTCAGCACCATCAATTAATTTTTTGTTTTTACCTATTGCTTTTGCAATACCTTTATTGATTATTGTACCAGCACCTTCTGCTGTAGCACCTGTAAAGAAAGCTCTTAATAAATCTTTTGTTACATCTTCTGTTGGATCAAATGTTTGAGATACACCAGCTCCAGTTGCTTCTCCTAAACCTGCACCTGTCATTCTTGTTGCTACTGCTTGTAAGCCTGGTCTAACAAAAGCTGCTACTCTACCTATATATAAAGGTAAAGTTAATTGTGGTGCAAGAATAGTTCCACCTACAGCTCCTCCCACTTCTAAAACTAATCTACCAAATTCAGGTGATGATAAATAATCTGCTACAGCTTGTGATCTTTCATTCATTTCAGGCATTTCATCATAGTCTAACATACGACCATAAGCACCTTGTTGTTGTCTTTGTTGATCTACTGTAGGTAAATTTTGTTCAGTAATTGTTTCTTGTTGTTGAACAGCA